TTTTTGCAGCCGCTTCTAGCTTGTCTCTCGCGTTTTTTGAATTAATGCTTGCGTTGACATATTTTTGTGCTGCGCTAGAAAACTCTCCTGCTTCTTCAACAAGATCACTTACGCCATCCATGTCTCCTTCATCAATAAGCTGTAGTATTCTCGGGCCATTGTCAGCGATCCATTGATCCGACTTCATGCCTTTTTGGGCATTTTTAAACTGCCAATTCGCCATTTGCAGATTATTATATTCTCTCACTGCATCAGGATTGCTTCTTAGCCGATCTATTTGGCTTTGTATTTCCAATTTATCATTTGGGCCAGCACCTTTTAATTCTTCAGTAAGCCGGAAAATGTCTCTTCCTTGTTTAAGGTTGCGGTTTTCTCTTGCTCCAGGAACAAGTTTTTGGAGGCTTATAAGGCTTTGCTGAGCGCCTACACGAATTTCGTTTGGGAGACTGGCGTCTGCCATTTGTTTCCTAAAAAAATCAATCGAGCCTTGTAAACCCTCGATATTTCCAGCTTCCGCTGAAGCAATACCTTGAGTAAGATTTTCTGATGACGAGCCAAAGCTTTTTGAAGCAGCAATGCTTTTTTGTATTTCTTGAATCTGTTGACCCAAATTAAACCTTTCTTCAGGAGTCTTTGTTTCTTTTAGCTGGGCTGTCAACATGCCAAGCCGCCCTTCAGGCGTAGTAGTGTCAAACTTACTTAACTCGTCCCGTCTTCTCTTCTCTGCTAGTTGCCCACCAATACCGCCTATGGCTTGGCCGACATCGAACATGCCTTGAGCAAAGCGTGGCTGACCCAGGCTGGCTAAAAAACTTTGTGAAAATGAAGGCATATAACTTTCCTCTTACTTAAACAGACCTGCCAAGCCCCCAGTCAACAGACCCTGGCCTGTTGTGCCAGCGAGGGTAGCTTGACCCAGCGCAGACTGAAGCAACGCTTCAAGACCTGTAGCGTAAGTCTGACCATACGTTTTAGCTTGTTCTGACAGTGCTTGTCGTCTGGCTTCTGATGCAGACATTCCTGGTTCCAGTCCTTGAAGTAGCTGGGCTTGCGGCATGTAGCTAGAAGCAAGCATACCAGATCCCAGTTGAGCCTGACGTTGTTGTTCCTGCCCAGCAAATTCCATAGCGTTAAGAATCGCCATGTTCCTCGCTTCTTCCTCGGCTTTAGCCATTGCTAATTGCTCTGGAGTACCACCAAACATAGACGTTCTAACGCCTAATCGACCTTGGTTGGCAAGTCGCTCTTCTAGCGCGAGTCTTTGACGCTCTCTCTCAGGCGCAGTTGCAGCCATCATTCTCTCATAGACTTGCTGCTCTCTGTCAGCAGTAGGCGAACCTGCTAGACCGAAAAACATCCCAGCCTGGTCTGCCAGAGTTTGTTGAAGCTCCTGCTCACGCGGAGACAGCCCCATTTGGTAAGTCATCTCGCCCGTTACAGGGTCTTGCGTCATGCCAAACTGAGAGCCAGTCGCAGTAGTAATGCTGTAGGGCTGGAATTCCAACATGCCCCGCAGCTCTTGAGCAAGCCCCTCATTTACTAGCTGACCACTTTCGTCATACTGCCCAGCCATCGACTGAAAGGCTTGCTTTCCAATGCGCCCAAGTTCGTCGGAGGCTCCTTTAACTAACGCGCCGCCACCAGCTGCGCTTAAAAGTCCTAGTGCTTCAGGTAAGCTCATTAGTAGGTGCCTCCGTCAAAGTTAGTGACTGTTAGCGTTCCGCCTACAGTAATGTTGTCCACGACTAGCGTTCCTGTGAATGTGGGGCTGTCAGAGTCTGCTTTACTTGCAATCGCTGTTGCAATGTTGTCGTACTCCGTTTCGAATTCAGATCCTTTTACTACCTTGTTCGGGTCGCCAGAGGGCAAGCTGTCCTTGGCAGCAAAGTCAGTAGTCTTAGTGTAGTTACTCATAGCGTTTTACCCAAAAGTGTAAGCACGTTAATTTCCTGTAGCGAAAACTGATCTCCGTCGACATCAGTCTCCATGTTAATCGACAGGGTAGAACCACTGCCGTTAGCGTTTACTGCCTTAGTTGTAGTAATCAGATTACCCTTAGAGAACTCTGCAATATTAAATTCTCCCAGACCAAACTCTGCCTTAGACTGGGCAGGCAGGCTTATTGTTGCAGAGCCTTCCTTGTTCTTGAAATCATACGACCAGGTTAGGTAGACATCAGCACCATTGCCACCGACGATAATCGGCCTTAGCTTCTTGAGAAACTTTAACTTACTGCTGTCGCCAAAAGCCAACTCTGGGCTTGTGTATTTGAATCTGTAAGGTAATCCGTTATCACTATACTGATCGTATTTACCTATACCATTGACGCTTCCGATCAACAGAAGCCCGTCATCTGACCTCTCATACGAGGTAAATCCAGTCCCCGTCCATCTCGTAACCCTGTAGGCACCGTTGTCTAACGTGCCTCTGACGTCAAAACAGTAAGTCGTGTTGTATCCCAGGAAGGTCAACAGGTAGAAGTTCTCTTCTGGGTAGTATGCTGATTCAAAGCCATTTTCTTCAGTCGACAGCAGGCTAATGATGTCTTTAGTAATCGTCCCTGACAGACTGCTAATCGGCATGGACTTCTCTTGTATTGTCCTGCCAAAGCTCTTCAGTCCCGTGTAGGACAAAAACAACACATCTGTTCCTGTGTACTGAACCGTGTCTCTGGCAACACACCCGACTCCGGTTACTGTGTCAGACAGCGCCATGTTTGCCGGAGAGTCTGCATTGGCGTAAACCACAATACTCTTCTTGCCGAAAACAATCAGGAAGTTGTTTTGTGCGGCTAACGCTACAATCTCGTCATAGCCATCAGGCCAGACCTTAGAGATGTCTATTGACCCAGACGTACCACCTGACCAGTCGTGACCAATCAAAAGATCAGACCAGTAAATCGTAGACTTGTCAGAAGCAAAGTCAGCCGTCCACAAACGCCCCCAAGCAGCCAAAACTTCGTTCCCGTACATCGTAGAGGTAACCCCTGCTGCACCTGCAACAGAGCTTAGCGTAACAACAGAGCCGCCTGCGTTAGAGTAGACCAGAGGCTCATAACCTCTTTGGAAGAAGTATATCGAGTCATTGAAGTTGACCATCTTCCAGTCATTAGCGGTAATGACATACGCACCAGGTGTCTCGTCTACTAGAGTTGTATCCCCACTAAGGATCTTGTTATTTCCTACGGAGAATAACTTAGCGTTACCAGCGCTGTCCTTAAACTCTTTGATCCCTGCAATGGATTGATCTGAACCCAGCTCTGTTTTGTCAGTGGTAATGACAGTCAGCCCACGACGAGCAGCAATCCGCCCTCTCTGGTCGATAACAGCATTGTCTGCAACCTCAGCAAAAGACGGGTCTTGAGCCAAGGGGGAGTCTTCCGTGTTAATCCCCTTGAATCCAGGGGCGACCAGATTAACGCTTTGTAACGGTTGAGCCATAGTTATGCCGTGTAGAAAATAACTTCTTCTGGGTGCCTTCCGGCGTCATGGGAAATAGCATCGCCAAGATGCTTATTCGCAATCTGGAAATACTCCGCTGTAGAAGTACCGCCAGTCTCGCCTCTCTCCCTAGATGCTAGAGCTACTGCAAGAAGAATAACAGGCGTCGATGGAACGTCTAGCTCGTCTGAGTCAGCAGTAAAAACACCGTTCCTCACAACAGCATCAAACCGGATTGAGTACAGCTTGTCTGGGATAGGGTAGACATCAATAGTAGTATCGCCGTTTACATCGACCCCAGCGTAGGTATAGTTTTGCGGTGCACCATTAATACGATTGCTGATGTGAAGCGCGTCATCAAACCAGTTATTCGTTTGGTAGTGCATGACAAGGTTAGAAGTGTCGTTTATGACGTTAAGCTCTTTGATCTTGTTTCCGCTACCTACCAAAGAGTAGTTGTAAACTCCGTCAGTAGTATCAATAAGCAGGGTCTTTCTCAGTGCGCTCCAGTCCCATGCGCTTTCTACCAAATCCTTAGCATCATTAACAAAGTCACCAATCAGCGTACTGTAGTCATTCTCTGCTACAGCAGATACCTCTGGCTCACGTAGCCGCCTCAACACCCCATTTACTAAACTTAAATAAGTCATTTTGAGAAAAGTCCTTCTAGGATGATTCTGTTTAACTGCTCTACTGGATCGCCTGGGTCATACGGAACGCCCATAAACCTTGGTAGCTGATAAGGAAGATCCGCCATGTAAGCTCCAGGAGTCCCGCCCAGCATCCCCCCACCGCCCCCTGAAGCAGGAGGAGGAGCAACAAAAGGTGGAGGCTCCGGCGGAGGCTCGGGGGGCTGCCCCGTTATAGGCGGCTCCACTATTATTGTTTCTATTCTAGTCTCCGGCTCAAAATCCTCTGGAGGCAAAGGAGGCGAGGCAGTATTAGTTATTAGAGGCGGAGGCTCTGGTATTGACTTGTTATGCGACACTACCCCGTCAACCATATAGGTGTGGGTAGATTCTGTGGTGAAGTTGTAGACCTTGACCCTCTCATCCCTGTGCTCCAGAGAGGAGAGCTCAATGTTAGCCGGTGAGCCCACCAAGACGTCACCGACCTCCAGCTTTCCGATAGCAATGCCGTAAGCCTTATAAATAGGCCGTGACGCTTCAGGGTTTGCGGACTTCCATCCCTCTGTGGTCAGGAATGGGTGAGCCTCTGTTGCCGTTATGCGGCCGTTCAGCGTCCATAGCGATTGGTCTTGGACGGGGATGTCATGCACGTAAGATACGGCGTCAATCTCGCCTCCCAGCGCCAGAACCTTGTCTCCAAGAGAAATGCTCTCAATGTTCTTGAGGGACCCGTCCGCCATATTGATCTTTGTGCCGGCGACAAAGCAGGAAAACACCGGCTCTCTATCTTCCGGCACAACAGACTTCTCTTCCGGCCGATCATCGAACACGCCGCCGTCGACAACCCCTGGCTTCGGCGGAGGCTCTGGTATTGACTTGTTATGCGACACTACCCCGTCAACCATGTAAGTGTGAGTAGATTCTGTCGTAAAGTTGTAAACCTTAACGCGCTCTTCTTTGCTTTCCAAGGATGACAGCTCAACATTGTCAGACGAGCCAACCAGGATGTCTCCAACCTCTAGCTTGCCAATAGCGATGCTGTAGCTTTCATAAATGGGCGCAGATGCTTCAGGGTTGGCTGACTTCCATCCTTCTGTAGTCAGAAAGGGGTGAGCTTCTGTTGCTGTAATACGCCCGTTTAGCGTCCACAAGACATGATCCTGCACAGGAATATCATGCACGTAAGAGACTGTATCAATCTTGCCGTCTATTGCCTGAACCTTGTCGCCTACCAAGACATCTTCGATGTTTTTTTGCGTCCCGTCAGCCATGTCAATTTTTGTGCCAGCCACGAAGCAAGGCACAACAGGGTCGTATATTTCTACAATAACAGGATCAGGGTCTGGCCGCTGCTCGATAAAGCCCTCAACAACGGCTTTGTCTTCAGTTACAACCTCCTTTTCTTCCTCTTCTTCTGAGCCGCCTAATTCAAACTCTTCAGAATCGTCTTCTGCTTCAGAATCGTCTTCTGCTCCAGAAACATCTTCTGGAGAAACGCCAAGGTCTTCAGCGCTAATTCCGCCAAGGTCGTCTTGTGTTCCAAAGTCCTCTGCTCCAAACCCACTCTCCAACCCTGTAGTAATAATCCCGCCAAGGAGCTCAGCAGCCCCGTTTTCTCCCATAGTGTTTATTAGAATGTCTAGCGGCCCGGACAGTATTTCTCCGCCAGCGCCAAGAATCGCCTCAAAGACATTGGTGCCTTCTTGGATCTTGTCACCTATTTCACCAATCTTATCTTGTACCGCGCCTACTAAATCTCGTATTGGTCGAGTAGTTTGCTGATAAATGTTGTTGCCGATTTCGCGTGCTGGCAGCCAGTCTCCTTGACCGTCTGTAAGGGGAATTTCAAGCGGCTTGCCTGGCAGCGTAGGGACAGCAAGAATCAAAGTCTTTACAAACTTCGGGCCCAAAAGACCTCCAGTCCCTCCAGGCAGCGAGAATCGGATGCCGATAATAGTCCCAGGTGGCACCCACTTAGACCCACCAGGCAGAGTCTCAGGGTCAGGAGGAGTAAAAATAGACTCAAATACTTTTGCTATTGCTCCGCCAGCTTGCTTTGCTATTTCTGTTGCAGACTGAAAAATTCCGCCGACTTTCTCTTGATCTTCTTCGCTTGGTTGCCCAATGCCGCCCCAGGACGCGCGAGCTTCTTCTATGTCTTTTTGAGCTTGAAGGTACGCTTCCTTCTGTAAAGCCCTTTCTTCTTTAGACATCTCTGCCCATTCAGCGTCAGTCTTGCCGTAATTTTTAGCTCTTTCTTCGGCTAACCGTTGTTCGTTTGCTGAGTGTTTCCGCCGCTCAGCATCTCGGAAAAGGTTTTCAAAGTATCTGTCATACTGCTCGGTGCGCTCTTCTAAAGACATTGAGTTCCATTCGTCTGCGGTTGCCCCAAAGTGTCTGTCTCTTTCCGCTCGCTCTCTTAGTATCCTTGCAAGCTCTTCGCGCTCTTCAATGCGAATTCTTGCCAGCTCTTCTTCAGTAAGCACTTCCTCTTCTGTAAGAGGCCCTCCAGTAAAAGAATCAGCTACCGAATCAAGATCACCTTGTAGCTCAGCATCGCCGCTTAAAACGTCTACGACTTCTTCTGCTTGCCCAGTCGTGTAATTAATATACCCCTGCACTTGTTCGCGCAGAAACTCAGGGACGTCATCCATACTAAGCGTGTTAGACAGAATGCCGTTGCCCCACGCTCTAATAATGTCCCCGTAAGCCTCATTGATAACCGATTGAGCGCCCTCAAAAAACTCAGCTTCTGAATCTGGCTGAGGGATATCTGGCGTATCTGGCTCATCGCTTGGCTGGTCTGTGTACAATGGCAAATCGTACGATAGAAGCGTTGTAAACGGGGGAAGCGCTTTAGCATTGCTAATTTTTTTTATTTCCATCAGCTACAAGACCACCGTAGTAATAATGGTAACGAACACAGTAAAGGACGAGCCGACAACCAACCAGGCTAGTTTTTCCCAGCGCGCAGAATGCTTATTAGCTGCATTACGCAGCTCTCTCAGTTCAACAGTAGCTTCAGCCCATCGCTCTCCGCACTCCTTCTCGTGTTCTGCAATACGATCTAATGCCGCTATTGCAACGTCCAAAGCCTTATCCTTTACTTCGCTCATTGTTAGAAATACTCCTTTACCCTGTGCCGTTCTGCTTGGTCAGGGCCAGGAGACAAACGTGATAAAACATTAACACCAAAAAACAAAAAGTCCGGTGTCAGCTTTCGCCAAACCGGAACACGGGATCTGCACTCTTCTGCAAACCACTTATCAATACACTTCTTCAGCTCTCTGTCTTTAAGACCCTCGTGCTCGTTTTCCATCCAGTAGTAGTGTCGCCACCACAACATTGCATCGTGAATCGCAGAAGGCACCATAATCCAGTCTCTGTCAGGGAAAGCGTTAGCGCCGTTCCAGGCAAACCCTTGCTTGAGGGTAAGTGCCTCGCTGGTTACTTTCATTCTGGCGTCCTCGTACAGCAGGTTAAACTTGCGAGGAAACCACTGAGGGACAGGAAAGGTTACGTCCTCATCGAGGACGTATTTAAATCCCTCACGGACTTTCATCAGCTTCCTCTACAGAAGCAACAGCAAGCTCTGGATCAAACTTCCCGTCACCTACAGTCCCACAAACGTCTAAAGTAATCACGCTTGCTAAGACTCCGGTTTTAAGACACATCTCAACGGGCTTCATAGTCCCGCAGCCAGAGAGCAAAAGAACAAAAGCCAGAATCCTAATCAAGAGGAATACCCTGGCGATACTCAGCCGCCCTATCAGCGGTCAACACACTTTCTGTCTCTAACAGGTCAATAGCTGATTGATACCCTGCGTCATTAAAAGAAACTGTAACGCCTCTGTTTACAGTTAGAAGTTGTGCTTGAGCAACTACTGCGGGGTTGCTGCTCATTAATGCAAGCAATGCTTCGTCTGTTGTAAAAGAGTCGTACAGCTCTTTCGGGGAAAACTCCTCAAGATGGGATTTTTCCTGCGACGGCGGCACCTCTACGTAGGTATGGTCTGGATAGTTGCTTTCAATAAAATCAGTTTCAGCAATTACTGTATTGACGTGTTCACCATTAAAAAAAAGTTTGTAAGTCGACATTACAGATACTCCAATATTTGGATGACAACTAATCCACCACCGCCAGCGCCAGACGCAGCAGTCCCAGACCCGGCTGGGCGTATAGCCCCACCACCACCGCCGCCATACCCCCCACGGCCAGCATTGGGGCCAATACCATCCGACATGGAGCCACCGCCGCCACCGAACCATCCGGCAGTTGATACACTGCCTCTGCCCCCGCACGAGCCGCACCCAAAACGCCCGCCGGCAGCTTCTGTTGTGGGAGCAGCAACTTTCAATCCACTAAAAATGCCCC